AAGTAAAAGATAACAAAGAGTTAAGAGAAATTGACTCACAAGCAATTATTTACCCAGCAATGGTTGTTGAAAGAAACTCCGTTTCTAAAACTAACGCTAATGAAAGAGTAATTCCCGGCAATATATTTCCACAAATGGATAGAAAACGTGGAGCGTTTCCTCTTTACAGAAGAGTGGTTAAAGATAAGACACAAAATTTTCAAAATGCGGCAGCTAAAAGATATACTGAGCAAACACAAGAAACTTTTAAGTTGCCTTTTGAATCAAGTGAAGTAGTTTATGAAACACTTTACACTGGCTATCCAGTGTTTCTAAACATGAATTACACAATTAAAATTAGAACAATCTATATCCAACAGTTAAATGAAATTTTATTACCTTTTCAAAGATTTACGGGTGGTATTAATCAGTTCTTAGTAGAACATGAAAATCATAAATACGAAGCTTTTATTGAAGATGATTACTCAATTAGCAGTAATGCTTCTAACCTAGGTGGAGAAGAAAAGAAGTTTGATGCTGAAATTAAAATAAAAGTTTTAGGTTACGTTACATCAGATGGTATTAATCAAAATACTCCTTATGTCGTAAGTCGAGAATCGCCAGCTAAAATTAGATTTACCAGAGAACGCAGTATGTTAGGTGAGAAAAACTCTAGCAACGACGATGGATTCTTTAGACAATAAGCATTTTGCCTTTTGAAAAACTATTTACATTAGACTATTTGTGTAGGGAGTTTTAACACATGGCAGTTTCAGCAAAAAACTTTAGATTTATTTCACCCGGTGTCCGAATTGAGGAAATCGACCGTTCCCAGATCCCAGCAGACGAGCCAGCAGTTGGCGCGTGTGTGATTGGTAGAGCAGCAAGAGGTAGAGCTTTTAGCCCAGTAGAGGTAAGAAGCTTTTCAGATTTTGTTTCAGAATTTGGAGAACCAGTGGCTGGTGGTACTGGCGGCGACATTTGGAGAGAGGGTAACTACACCTCTCCGATGTATGCTACTTATGCCGCTCAGTCATGGCTAAGAAATGGTGAGTCTTTAACATTCATTAGAACATTGGGCGTTGAGTCGGATAACAAACTTACTGGCGGCGAAGCTGGTTGGAAAGTTGGTACTGCCACATTTGATACCGCTTATAACGAAAGCACTAATTCAGGCGGTGCATATGCTCTTGTTGTTGCTCCAAGTTCAAGTGTTCAAGTGGCTGGTGGTATTACAGGATCAGTTGCTGCAATTTGGTATCTTGAGCAGGGATCAATGACGCTGGCTGGTACAAGTCTTAATGCCGGTGGCGAACTCGGCGCATCTCATACTGGCTCGTCAGCTTTGTTAGTAACAGATGGAACAAGCTTTAAAGTAGATTTTGAAACTGCGTCGCATCTTCCAAGTGGAACATTTGAATTTAACTTTACAAAAGGAAGTTCAAATTATGTAAGAAATGTCTTTAATACAGACCCAACTTTACTTGGTAGGCAAGGCACCACAAACGGTGAAGTGCGCTACTTTTTAGGTGAGACGTTTGAGAACTCAGTACCTGCTGCGGGCGGCGGCAAATATATTGCTGCTATTGTCGGACTAGGTACTGGTTCCATGCACCAAGCTAGCCCAGCTATTACAGATGTTGTATTACACGATGTGCAAAAAGCTGCTCTTGAGTCCACTACATACTCTAAGTCTGGTTGGATTTTAAGCCAAGACACATCAGGCGACACTTCATCGTGGGATAATGTAAATGAAGCAAATAACATTACTGGCGGTAGAGTTAAGAAACTATTTCGACTTGTTGGTCTAGACGCTGGCGAGTGGACACAGCAAAATTTAAAAGTGTCTGTTTCTAATATTCGCGCCCCAGTTAATGAAGACGTTAACCCTTACGGAACATTTGATGTTGTTGTTAGACGATTAAGAGACTCAGACGATAACAAGCAGATTGTAGAAAGATTCAGTGGTTGTAACTTAAATCCAAACTCCGATGATTATATCCTCAACAAGATTGGTGATAAGTACAATACATTTGATGAAAGCACTAATCGCGTTATTGAAAAAGGTGAGTACGAAAATAGATCAAAATACATTCGTGTAGAGTTAAACCCAGAATTTGAAGCCGGCGGCATGGAAGGCTTATCACCATTTGGCGTTACAGGTCCAACAAAGTTTGTTGATACTGTGTTTTCTCCAACAACACAGTCTGGTTCTTACGGAGTTGTTGGTGGTTTGGGCGATTACGTTGGTGAGTATAAAGGTTATTCAGGTATAATTCTGAGTGGTACTGTAGCCATTGAGGGTGGATTTAGAGCCCAGTTCCCCTCGGCAACAACGCGTGAATCAACAACCAATCTAGAAGATTTTAGAATGGCTCACTTTGGTGCTCTACCCACACCAGACAAGAGCGATAACTTCAAGGCAGATACCATAGACTTGGTTAGAATTAAACCAGCAAACATTAATAATCAGTACGACGCTGTTACAAATGTTTTAGCTTACCAATTCATTACTTTCTTAGACAATGTTGTTATCACTGGATCAGTATTAAATGCAGACCCCACAACATTGCAGGCGTCAGCAAGTGTCCTATTGTATGATAGAGATGCACGCAACGGTGGCTACTCGCTATCATCAACTGGTTCATATCCAACAAACTTTAATGCTGGTCCAACCACTGATGCTGCCTCTTACAAAGCAGTATTAAATGCTGGAGCAGGTAATTTAACCACTCTATTCTTTGGTGGTACTGATGGATTTGATATTACAAAGTCTGACCCATTGGCTCAAAATGAAATTGCCTCTAGCGGTATCAACGACAGATTCACTAGCTATGAGATGTTTACATACTACAGAGCTATTGAAACTGTTGCAAATCCAGAGCAGGTTTCTTACAATGTGGTTTCAATACCCGGCTTGATTAACGAAAGCTTAATTAATCAATTGGTAGCAAACACAGCAGAAAGAGCAGATGCCCTTGCAGTCTTTGATATTCCATTTGGTTACATCCCAAGACATGAAAGGCTTTACTCTAGCGTTTCAACATTCAATCTAAATGTAGATTCAAATGGTGATTTAACACAAGCAGTTAATGAGGTAAAGGATAGAAAATACAACTCAAGCTACGCAGCAACTTACTACCCATGGGTGAAGATTCGCGACGGTGTTAACTCTAAAGATGTTTGGGTTCCACCATCTATTGCTGCTCTAGGCGCAATGTCCTACACAGACCGTGTACAAGCTCCATGGTTCGCCCCTGCCGGCTTTAACCGTGGTGGGCTATCCTCTGGTGTGTCTGGACTCCCAGTCGTCTCTACAGCCCTCAAGCTCTTCAAGGACGACAGAGATGATCTTTATGATATTGGCGTTAACCCAATCGCTACATTCCCAAATGAGGGTGTAGTCATCTTCGGTCAGAAGACTCTACAGGTTGAGCGTTCAGCCCTAGATAGAATTAACGTTCGTAGATTGCTTATCTTCTTAAAGAGTGGTATTTCAAGAATCGCCAATGGCGTTCTATTTGAGCCAAATGTTCCAGACACTTGGAACAACTTCAAGAACCAAGCAATCCCATTCTTAACCGACGTTAAGACTCGCTTTGGTCTAACTGACTACAAGTTGGTTCTAGATGAAACCACAACAACGCCTGACTTGATTGACCAGAACATCTTGTACGCCAAGTTGTTCATCAAGCCAGCCAGAGCTATTGAATACATTGCTCTAGACTTCATCATCACCAACACTGGGGCATCTTTTGATGATTAATTTAAGGACAAACTATTTAGGTTTAGGAGACAAAAAATAAATGGCTACAGCAATTCCAGTTTGGGCAAACCCACTAACAGAACCAAAAAGAAAATATAAATTTATTCTTAACATTGCAGGCATTCCAGCTTACGTTGTTAAGACTACAGACAGACCAACAGTAACAATTGGCGAAACTAAACATGAGTTTTTGGTTCACGACTTTAAGTTTCCCGGTAGAGTCACTTGGAATGATATTAGTATTAATCTAGTGGATCCAATTGATC